GAAGTCAATTTACGCTGGGGATCTAGGTTTAGACTTCATAGAAGATTTACAGGATAAACAAATACCTTGGGGTCGAAAGAGTGGCAATTAACTATCAACAAGAGTTTCTTAGCCAAGTAGAAGACGACATAAAGTATCTTATAGAACTCCATTGGGATGAGATAGCTCTTAACAAAGATAGCATTAAGTTGAACCCAGATTGGGATGCTTATAGTAGCTTAGAGAAACAAGGTAAACTTAAAGTATTTACAGCTAGAGAAGATGGATTGCTTGTAGGATATTTCGTCGTGGTACTGGGTACTAACATACACTACAAAGATCATATGTTTGCTAACAATGATGTAATCTACTTACACAAAGACTACCGTAAAGGTTTCGCTGGTATACGACTAATTAAGTTCGCTGAGAAGTGTCTTAAAGAGGATGGAGTATCTGTGTTAACAATTAATATAAAAGTACATAAGCCCTTCGATAAAGTTCTTGAGAGGCTTAAGTTTAAACACATTGAACGTGTATACTCTAAATACCTTAAGGGAGAATAAGTATGGCTATTTCTGCTGGTGTAGCACTACTTAGTGCGGCTACAACTTCTGCTTTTGCTGTTGCGGCTGGTACTTATGTTGCTGGTGCTTTTTTAACTAGTTTTGCAGTATCTTTTGCTCTTGGCGCGGCTATGAAAGCTCTTATTCCCAAGCCTTCTATATCTGGAGCTAACAGGGGTTATCAGACTAATTCCCTTGGACCTGCCCAAGACCATCAGATTATATATGGTAGGATGAGAGTTGGTGGAGCTATAGTATTTGACGAAGCTACAGGGGACAACAACAAGTTCTTACATCGTATAATAGCTGTAGCTGGACATGAGGTACAGTCTTTTGATGAGATATACATTAATGATGAAGTTGTTACTCTAGATGGTTCTGGTAATGTAACTAGCCCAAGTCAGTATAATACTAAGATTAGAATTAATTTACATCTAGGATCTCCAAATCAAACTGCTGACAGTGATCTTGTATCTGAGTCTGCTAAGTGGACTAGCGAACATAGGCTTCGTGGCATAGCATATATGTACATTAGACTTAAGTTTGATGCTGATGCGTTTCCTAACGGTATACCTGTTATTACAGCTACAGTAAAAGGTAAGAAGTTATACGACCCTCGTACTAGCTCTACTGCTTGGTCAGATAACCCTGCTTTATGTTTAAGGGACTACCTTACAAATAAGTATGGATTAGAAGAAGATGTAACTAACATTGATGATACTCTTGTAACTAGTGCGGCTAATATATGTGACCAAACTAACACTATTGCTAGTACAACTAGATATACTTGTAATGGTGCTTTTACTACTGGGTCTACACCTTATGACATGTTAAGTGAGCTACTTAAGTCTATGGGTGGTTCTATGTGGTACGCTCAAGGTAAGTGGCGCATGAAACCTGCTTATTGGACTACACCAGTGATGGACTTGAATGAAGGCGACCTTCGTTCTAACATTGGTGTTGGTACTAGACATTCTCGAAGAGACAACTTTAATGTTATTAAAGGTACGTTTAGAGGTGAAGAAAGTAACTGGCAAACTACAGACTATCCACAAGTAACTAACTCTTCTTTTCTATCTACTGACAACAACCAAGAATCTATAGCCGATGTAGATTTAACTTTTACTGATAACTCTATAGAAGCTAGAAGGCTTGCTTTAATTTCCTTGGAGCGTAACAGACAACAGCTTACAGTTAATGCTAGTTTTGGTCTTAAGACTTTAGAGCTACAAGTTGGGGACAACATAAGACTTACTAACTCTAGATTTGGTTGGACTAACAAAGAGTTTGAAGTTGTTAACTGGTCGTTTGGACTTACAGATGGACTAGACTTACAAACACAAATGACTTTACGTGAGACTGCTGAAACTGTATTCGACGAAATATCTGATGGTGTCGTGTACGAGAGAGATAATACAGCACTACTATCACCATTCTTAGTTCCATCAGTAGGTCTTTCTACTTCTGTTAGAACTCAAGTCATACGTGAGAAACTAACTAACATTATCACCTTGACTGTTACTTCTGGTGCTGGAGAACGTATAGACCATGTAGAATCTGAGTTTAAGTTATCTTCAGCTAGTGATTGGATTACTCTAGGTACTGGTCAACTTGGTTCCTTTGAAGCTATAGATTTAGAAGATGGTGACTACGACTTTAGAGCTAGAGCTATCAATACTTTTGGTATCAAAGGAGAGTGGGAATACTTAAACAACATAAATGCATCTGGTTTACTAGAACCTCCATCAGATGTAACTGGACTTGTAGCTGAAGTTAATGGGGCTGTTATTACCCTTGATTGGGAAGCAGTGCCTGACCTTGACTTATCATTCTATAGGGTACGTTACTCTCCTGAGCTTATAGGAGCTACTTGGGCTAACTCACTAACTTATGTTGATAAAGTACCTAGACCAGCTTCTAGTGTATCAGTTCCAGCTAGAGCAGGTACTTACTTAGTTAGAGCTTATGATAAGTCAGGTGTTGGATCAGTTAACTACACTGCTGTGATTGTACCAATAGCTAACATAGAACCTCTAGCTAACACACTAACACTCACAGACAGTCCATCTTTTACAGGGTCTAAGACTAATGTTAATGTAGTCAATAACAACCTAAGAATAAATAACTATTCTACTGCACCCTCTGAAGGTGAGTACTTGTTTAGTAACTACATACAAACAGGTGATAGTACAGTTAAGAGGTGTCGTGTATACGTAAGTGGCACTACAGTAAGACATGATGATACTGCTGGGTTGTTTGATGATCAACCTACATTGTTTGATGATGCTGTTGGGTTTTTTGATGATCTTGGTGGTACTAGTCAGTTTGCTGATACTAACATAATAACTCTTGTATCTACAACGCAAGATAATCCAGCAGGTAGCCCTACTTGGTCGCCTTATACAGCAATTAAAGTTGCAGACCTTAGTGCAAGGGCATTTAGATTTAAGGTTAAACTTACATCTTCTAGCAACGATATAACCCCGTCTGTTTCAGCACTAACAGCTTATGTGGAGTACAATTAATGTCACAAAACGATTTGGTGATTGCCAATCAAACATTTCCTAGTTTTAGATCGGATTTAAATAATGCCTTACAAGCATTAGGTAGTTTAAACAGTGGGAGTTCTGCTCCTTCTACTACCTATGCTAATATGATGTGGTATGACACTTCTGCTAACATACTAAAGGTTAGGTCTGAAGCTGATGATGCTTGGCTTAATGTAGGTTATCTAAATCAATCTACAAATGAGTTTAGTATACTAGATAATACAAAAGTATCAAATACATCTGGTGGACAAACAGGTCTTCTAGGAGATCAAGCTACATCTACTTGGCAAACTGGTACTGGTACTACACAAAGTCTTGTGTCACCAGCTAATGTTAAGGCATCTGTTCTTGCTAACTCAGTAAGCCTAACCACTGGATCTGGGACTGCACAGATAGGAAATCTTAAGATGGCATGGGGAAAACACTCTGCTGTTATGGGAGGAACTGTAGCTATTACATTACCCTTTAGTTACACAAGCACAAGTAGTTTTGGTGTAGTTGCTATTAGTAATAACGGTAACCATCCTGGAGCAACAAGAGGCGCACAAGGTGTTACTATCACAGCAGTAAATCAGATAGTATTTGCGAAGGCAGGTTTTGTAGATAGTTTTTGTCACTGGCACACGATAGGATATTAATATGTTAAGAAAATATGTTCAAGTAGACGACGATAATATAGCAATATGTCCTTGTTATGTTCACGGAGAAGTTGACGCGCCTTTCCCTGTTATACCTCACGACAATCCAGAGAATGTGGAGATAGGTACGAAGTGGGACGGTTCTAACTGGATTCAAACAGAAGAGCTTGTCAGATCTAAAAGAGATAAACTGTTAGTAGATGAAGTAGATGTCGTCGCTGGTAATGCTCTTCGTTGGGCATCCCTTAGTTCTGGGGAACAAACCTCTTGGTCTGTCTATAGGACTGCACTTTTAGATGTACCTCAACAAGAAGGCTTTCCTCTCAATGTAAGTTGGCCTACTAGATGATGGAAATGACAGATATATGGAGTAGTGTCCTAACACTAGGTATTGGTTTTATTGGCTTTGTCTTGAGGGGCTACGTAGTAGAATTAAGTAGACTCCGAATACTACTAAACAGAACTAGAGAAGAGTATGTTACTA